CGGCGTGTCGAGCATCAACCCCAACCTTGGCCATTCGGTCTCGTTCCATGCGTGTCCTTTCCCATTGACACATGCGCAATCTTCTGCAGCGCACCTGCAGCCGTGATTTCGACAGAGCAGAAGCCCCTGGTCCAGCTTGATAACTAAGCTTTTCTCACAATAAGGACATCTTAGTCTTGCCGTCAAGGGCCTCTGCTCCAATCCTAACAGGATTCGCACTTGTGTGTGCCGTTTAGCTGTTGAGTAGGAGATTTCTTCAATCAGTTTGGTCCGATTATCAGTTGGCCACTTCTCAATAGCGTCCGCAACCCAAAACAGCGAACGTTCGACGTCCGTGTTCTTGACTGCTCCTCGGTTAAGCTCGAGCCTTAGCTCTGCTTCCCACAGAAGTGTATCAGTGCGAATGTCAAGAATGGCATCAAGCACATCGACACGCAACGGTAAACGAGGGCCAGGCATGGAACGAGACGTGCGCTCGCCCGTACGCCCAGGCTCCAGTTCGGTGCTTAGCTCTTTGTAGCGAGTGGCCAAATCCCTGAGCTCTTGGGCCGTTTCAATAAGAGGCTTATCAGACACCAGAACTCCCAAAACCAGAAGCGCCACGTTCTGTTTTGGGAAGTTCGTCAACCTGTTGCGCATCTACATCTAAAGAGGCGTTTGTCATGAGAATGTACTGCACTAAGCGCATGCCATGCTCGATTTTGACTGGCTTGTTTGTCATGTTCCAAACGCCCGCAAAAAGAGGACCAGTGTAGCCGCAATCAATCACACCCTGTGCGACCATGAGGCCGTGCTTTCGCAGTGTGCTAGAGCGGGCTGTTAACAAGCCCCAAGTGCCTTCTGGTACCTTGATTGCAACACCCAGTGGGACGTCTACAAAAGTGCTTGGTTCAATGACCATGTCTGCGTCACAGTACAAGTCGAAACCCGCGTCGTCTGAGTACGCCTTAGTCGGTGCCAAGCCAGAAGGTGTCAGTACGCGGTACAATAACGCTGCCATGCTTTCTCCATTCCTCAATAGATTCAAATACTGGTATTTCAAGAGCTGCAAGGCCAACGCTGTTGATGCCTATATCCCCAACCACAATGACTGGGATTTCTTTATCAAATGCATACTGGATTTCCAGCACCGTGCCCACGGTGAGCACGCCTTTGACCAAGACTGCAACGACCACATCTGACTGGTCAATCACACGCAGGTTGGCCCAATGCACGAACTCGTCTGGCACCAGGTCGCTTGGTGCCTGCCAAGCTCCAGCTGGGTCGTACACCCAAGAGCACTCTTGCTCTTTGAAGTGCGCCTTGATTTCGTTTTTGACTTTGTTGACCTTTGCGCCTTCGTCAAAGTCAATCGGTGCAGCAAGGTAGACTATCACTCGACAAACCCACCCCAACCGCCGTTTTCACGTGCGTACTGCGCCATTTTGGTGTAAATAGCAATGTCGTGCCACGTGTCAGATGACGGACTGCGACCGTCAGCGTACCCGCCAATAAGGCGGGCCACTTTGCCAAGCACATAAAAGGCGATGCCAAGTTCATCGTTTGTAACGCCCTTGGGTTCACCAATCATCTGGCTCAAAGCAAAACCAATGACTTTAAGGTCCGCACTGCCATACTCAATGGCCTTTGGTAAAACAGAGTCCAGCTCGAACTTGGTCTCTGCAAGCCACCAGTTTGCAAGGTCCTGCACTGTGGGTGCGTCTTTGGTAGGCGTCTCTTTCCTAAGAGCGGCCGCCACATCTTCCCAATTCTCGAAAGCCATTACTTCACCCACGCCATCGTTGAAGGACCAGTGCCCACAAGTGCAACTCGAGCGTCTACTTGATTCTCGATGTCGGTGATGTAGTTGTACTGTTCATTCGAAAGGATATCCACATTTGACTGGTTCTTCAGCTCTGGAAAGATGTAGTCGAACATTGTTAGTGCGATTTTGACTGTTGGGGCGCCACCATTGGCAACAACAGCGTCGCGAACAAGACTCGAGTCGAAGTGACCAACACGACGAATCTTTTGAGTCACTGTCGTGCGTTCGGCTTCTAGTCCTAGCTCTTCCCAGCTAGTTTCGCTCTCAAGTGGACCAGAGTTGCCAGCCACTCGAATCGGGTAGGTGCGGGCCGTCACCCAAACATCAAAGACGTCCACTGCGCTGTCCCACGGGCTAACGCCAGCTTGTGACAAAAAGTCGATAGCACGGCAGTCCTGGCTTGTGCAGAACGGGTATTGACCTGCGTGCAGTCCAAGACCATAACCCTGTGTGCCTTCGATTAGTGCAGTACCACCAAGACGCAAGTGGTCGCGAATAACTTTTGAAGTATCTACCCCGCCACCGAATAGAGTCGCCTTGCGCATGATGCGGTCTGCACGTGCAGCACCGATACCCTTGCTAGTCGAGCCAATCCGACTTTGAATGCCGTCTGCAGTCTCAATGTCGTGGTGCATAGGCTCCAGGATAGTCGCTTGGTCGTCCACGATGATTCGAGAGCTGGCTTCGTACCCAGCCTTGTCCAAGTCGTGCAGTTCGCGATTGAACACTTCCATATCAATCTCTGAACCTGCAGCGATGATGAGGTCAGATTCTGGTGCAGTCACTGCATTCACTGGGATTGAGCGAAGGCGCCATGCGTATGACTCCTCGCCGTCTGGTCCCTTGCCGATAACTGTGTGGCCAGCGTTTGGCCCAGCAACTCGAATGCCCATGAACGGTGCATCAGATGTCGCGGATAGGTAACCTGCTACTGCTCCCTTGCCTTCACTGCCATATTGACCGCCGACTACGGCGATAAGACGTCCTGCCATTTGTTCCCCCTCTAGAAGTTGGGCGTGTCACTCGACACGTCACTTTTTTCGTTCCAATAGTCGGGTTCTTTCCGACTGTACTGCGCCGAGCGGCACTGGTGTTTAGCCAGTACGAACTCATATTGCTTTGTGATATTCCGCATCCAGCGTCGCTCTAAGTAGAAGCCTGGCCGCCACTTAGAAACTCCATATGTCGGCCTCTTATTCAAGAGGCACTTGGCTTCAGTCAAAAGGTCCACTGGTATTGGGTCGCAATCAAAGCGAAAACCACACCACTGCCCCCTCCAAATAAAGCCAAAACAACTGAGACACACACCTGGCTGAACTTTTTTATCCTGCATCTTGGACCCTGACTGGTGATGTGCCCACCGACTTCACCGACCGCCCCCCCTTATAGGGGGGGGCGAAGTCGGTCAAGTTTCGGTACGCGTAGGCCGCAGATTGACCGATACTGCGACGGTCAATATCGGTCAAGTCGGTCAAGTTCCTCATCACTCTAGCACACCCCCAAACGGCTTCGGCGCTCCGAGCACGTAGGGTTTTGAGTGGATAAAGTAGCGGCCTTGGCCGTGAGCACGGACTCCCAAGAAGCCAGTGTTCTCGAGTTGGGCGAGCGCCTTCTTGATTTGGTCGGTGCCGCCGTCTATTGCTTGGACTATTTGATTGGTGGACAGTTCTGCCCCGTGCTTTTCCATGAACTCGGAGACCTTTCTCATTAGATATTCGTGAGGCGTGAAACCGACCTGGCCACCGACGATTGAGATTTCGATACCGTTGTTGGCTTTTGACATTAGGTCCACAGAGCCGATGTAGGACGCCTCTTGCGCCATACCACGCACGAAGCCTGGTCGGTCTTTGGTGACTTTGAGATTGAGCTTGCCGTTTGAGCCGCGGCCGAATGGCATAGACACATCCACCGAGATTGCAACGCCGTCAATGTCTGCTCTTTTGGCCTGTGCACCGATTGCGTAGTTGCCGCGGTTGTCCTTGGACTTTGTCACATGGTCAATCGTCAGCACCGCCGCACCCCACAAGCGGAGCGGGCGCAACACGACCTGCGAGAACTGAGTCGCGTCTTTGTTCTTTTCAAGGTCTAACCCAAGCAGGTTCATGGCGGCGTTGACACCGTCCATGACAATCAAATCGGGTGTGAAGTCGCGAATAGAGCCCAAAAGTGCCTGCTGTGCGATTTCGTTGTAGCCGCCGTCTGGGTTTGCGTACTTGAAGCGGGCGAAGTGTTCGCGCAAGACTCCTAGTGCTTTCAGACGACCGCGGATACCGCGCTTTGAATCCTCAAAGTCAATGTAAAAAACCTTGTTGCCCTGCACCAGCTGTTGACGTACCGCTTCCAGCGCCACCCAGGTCTTGCCAGACTCTGACTCCCCGAATATCGCGTTAATCTTTCCAGCATAAAGCAAGCACTGACCGTCTGTGCGGTACAAAACGCTTGGCCCAGGCTCAGACTCCTCGTCCTCGTAGTCCACAAGCCTAGGCAGCCAGCTGGTGTCTGGTTCTGTCGCGGGCAGTTCTGCCAGCTCTAGGGCGGGCGCAGGCTCTGGCGCTTCAAGCCACGCGCTAATGTCAATCGGCTGCAAGCTCGAGCCATTGCCCGTGCCAAAGCCTTTGGCCTTCAGAGCCGCCGCGGACTTGTGAAAGTCGCCGCCGTGCTCGATGAGAGTGTACACCGCGAACTTGGAATAGGCACGCTCGGCGTCAAAGATGGTGCTGGTGCTGAAGCAATAGAAAAAGTCGGTACCGTCAAAGCCCGTGGTCGCGCTGATGCCCTCGCTCTTACCTGGACGGCGCCAGGCTGTCGTGCCACGGTTGGTGAAGACCTTGCTCCAGCCCAGTGGCAACAAAAGCTCGTCCCAGGTCGTCTTTGAGTTGTAGTCGTCTCCTGGAAGTTCGCGATTCTCGTCCCGAGTACCCACGGAGACCTCGGAAGCCAGCACGGCGGCCTTCGGAAGTTGGTCGAAATACTTAAACAAGGAGTGAATAGTCTCGCGCTCGTCCAGACTCAGTCTTGGTATTGTCTCAATCGAGCCCGAAATCAACTGCCAGACCCCACCCGAAGGGTGACACGTTCCCGCCGTAGGCGCCACGACCACAAAACCACCTTCGCCGCGAGTTTCGGCCAGCACATCAACACCGTCGTTTGCACCAGGCCTGCGAGCCAGTTTGGTGTTGCCTGGCACTTCACCGTCGAGTCTGTAGAGCCAGTGCAACCCGCCTGACGGTGTCATTTCGCAATAGCCGTCGTTGAGTCTTGACCAAAGCTCGTCGACGCCCATTTCGTGGGCCATTTCTTTTATCTGGGTGTGAATGCCGTCGGCAACCGCTCTGCCTTCCAGCTCCATCATTTCGAGGTTGCCAGAGACTGCGCCCGTGATAAGTCCGACGCCCTGCGCGTCCTTGAACCAGGCTTGCAGTTCGTCGGTGGTGGGCAGCTTGCTCTGGTACTCTTTCCAAGAGCCGATACCTGGCCGCTTTGAACCGTCTGCCATCACTGGCACGACCGAGCACCCAACCGCGGCGAATCTCAGTGCGGCAGTGAAGACATCAAGTGACACATTCCCCCCGTTCGTGTTTGCGTGCGGTGTCAGGCCTTGCACCTGATGTCGCCTGGGCTGTCGAGCTTCCCCTTCTCGCGCCCTGCGTCACCGCGCCTTCCTAGATGAGTGGAAGGATACTCGTCTAAGAAATCTAGACTTGCTTAGCGCCCAGCTGCGCGAGAAGCGCGGCCACCTCTGGTGGCACTGCCCCTGCTGCTGGTGCTGCTGCTGCCTGTGTGCCAGGCTTGTAACCCTGTGCCTTCGCAAGCGAAGTCGGGTCCTGTGATGCGTCCTCTAGAATCCACGGCGCTGTCTTGCCAGGTTTTGCGATGCCTTGCTTGATACGGCCTAGGACTTTTTGCCCGATTAGCGGGCGAAGTGACGAGCGGAGTGCGACGTTAAAGAAAAGAACGTCGTTGTGCTCCTCGCCTGTGTCGAGATTGATAAGGTCGCAGCTGATTGCGTCTGCTGGCCCGTTGACCGTCTCAATACCCGTGCGGTACTCGAGCGGCTTGAAGATGAGCAGCTGACCTGCGAGGTCTGCAGCTTTCGGGCCCGCGCTTGACGCGGCTGGCGAAGCGAATGCTTCCATTATTCCCCTGCTTTCGTTTGGTTGGTGGTGGTGGTTGGGTCTGGTCCAGCGTCCTCTAACATCTCTTTGTAGATGTCGTTGATGGTTTTCTCAGGCTGTGTCACCTGGGCACCCCTCAACGAGAGACTTACTGAACGGTTTGAAGTATGGACACCAACTGCAAAGCCTGTCTGACTCTGCTGGTATTTGACTCCAAATCTCGGGGTTGGCTTCGACATTTGCTGCAGCCAGAAGCGCGTGAATCGCGTCCAGGCGGGCAAGGGCATCGAGCGCCACTTGTTCGTCGTAGTCGTGCATGACCATGACCATGTCTGTGAGTGAGCCTGAAGTTGGAAGGTAGCACAGTGCGACCTTTTTGACATCAGCACCCTGCTGAGCGAGGCCGTAGGCGTAGAGTTGTACCTGAACAACCTGTTGCTGGTCTGCACCAAACCTCTTATAATTGGCCAGCTTAGATGCGCCCGTCGTTTTCCAATCGAGCACCACACCGTTCTTGATGTCGAAAAGGTCCACGGTTCCAGCGAGATTCCCGCGGATTTGGACTCGCTGTTCAATAAGAAATCCTTCTCGCTTTCCAAAGACTTCGGCCAAGTAGGCGTGTATTGCCGTCCCCACCTGGGCGCTCCAGGAGCCCCCTTGCATCTCATTTGGCTTTTCCCAGTCGAGGAGCTTGTACGCGAGACGACGAGTGCACTTGTGTCCCACTTCGCTCGGGCCGATTGCGACCTGTCCGCTGCGTGGGCTCCAGATGCCAGCCTGGACGACAACGTCTCGGACTGCGTTAGCATACTCCTCGGAGTCGCTGAACAGTTTCGCATAGCTCATTCGTCATCGTCCTCGTCCTCATAGACGACGTGGTCTGGCACGTTTGGCTGGCGCCCCCAGTCGGGTGCGGGCACTATCGGGTCAACGAAGCTCATCTGGCTCCACCAAAGTGAATCTGCGTGAGGTGCTTTCAGACGACAAGAAAGCCAAAATCGCAGGGTCGAGGACCTCTTTCGCCTTTTTCAAATCTAGGCGAGTCGTGGTCACTCTCGTCCAGCGCACCACGGGAGAGCCGTCAATCGTGCCAATCTCGTTGTCACCGAGCGCCTCTTGAATCTTCTCTCTGGCGGTGGCCACCTTCTCCTCGAGCGCCTTGATGTCAGACTGCGACATTTTGAGCAGCTCAATCCAGCCCTTCATGTCGATGGCTAGCTCAACTCTTGCTCTTTCTCTTTCTTCCATTTGTCCCCCTAGTACCAGTTGTGCTTCTGCCAATGTCTCCAGGCTGCACAAGGGCCGCCTGAGCCGTACTTGCGCCCGATGTACGCCAGCGCCGCCACAGTCTGTGGAACCGCTGCCTTCGAGTGCTTCATTCCAAGGTTCTTGTATGTGCTGTCAAGCAGTTGACCCACGCCCGTTGCCGAGCTGGTCGGGTTCTGTGCCTTGTGGTTCCAGGCGCTCTCCTTGCCCATGAGCTGGGAGAAGCAGCGATAGTGCTCTTTTGTAAGCAACTCCTGAGCCACGGCCTTCGCGCTTACCTGCATCAGCGGTGGTCGTTCGGTGTAAACAATCGGGGTTGCTTGTGTTGCTGTCAGTGCGTTCGATATTGTTGCAATCGCAAGGGCTGTCCCCACGATTTGAAGAATCTTTAGAGTTGCTGGGCGCATAAGCGCTCCCTTCGCGCATGTCAGTCAAGTTTTTGCTTGTCATAACCTGCGGCTTTGAGTAGGTCGAGGAGAACCGCAAGAGGCACAATAGCTGGCCAGTCTGCGATATTTGATTCCCCCTGACCGTCCAATCGGAGCACTGCCACTGGCAGAAGCCCCTCTTGATGACGGTCTCTGAGTTGTCTCATGGCCATGGCGACGTTAATGCCTCGCCTGGCTTTGACTTCGATGTCCACCCCTGGGACACCTGTGACGTCTGTACCTTGGCGGCCTGACCCCGCGGAAAGCGCGTAAGGCCAGCCGTTTGCAGCGAAATACTTCGCCACGATGTCCTGTGACTTGAGCCCCCGTTGAACGCGAGAGTGGGTCACCCAAGACTCCAAACTAGCAGCGTCAAAACTCCTAAGACTAGGGTGATTTGGCGCCAGCTGACGGAGTTGGAGTATTGAGCGCTTCCCCTCGAGAAGGCTGCCTGAAATCTTTGCCATTGTTGGTCTATCTCAGGCTTTGGACTTTTTCGGCGAAACATTGAGTGCCTCTTTCAGTTCGAGGTCTGCGTCATGCGGCGAATGATAAACGCCGACTGTGACACCTTCTGCAGACCTGACAGCGAGCGCCCATACGCTCGCAGGTAGTGTGACTTTGAACCAGCTGCCGAACTCGTTCTCGCCCGCGAATGATGCTCGGGGTGGCAGTGGCTCTTGCAGTATGGTCGAGAGTTGTCTCGTCCAGTTGTTGTCGGTCTCTGTTCGGACCGCGTGCTTGAAGCTATACATTGGTGGTTCCTTCCCCCGTGTTTTGTCGTAGTTTACCATTGATTCGTGTCATTACTGAAGCGACACGCCGTTCATCAGTCGCGCTTCGTCAAGCGCCATCCGCATCATCGCGAGCGTGTCCCACGTGTGTGTTGTGTCGCCTGGTGGGCACTCCTCGCGGGTGCCGAACTTTGCAGCTTTGTAGGCCTCGTTGCGGGTCATACCGCCTTTGATGTATTTGTTGAGCATAGTTGTGCTGCCCTCGGTGACGTTCGCACGCATTCCGACTTCATTTATTCGCAAGTTGTTCACCATCTTGGTCGTCTCAATCAACACGTGTTCAGTGATTGCGCACAAGTCTGGTATTGCAATCCGCTCAACCGATGAGTGGCTGATGTCGCGTTCGTGCCAGAGCGCTATCCCCTCGGTTATCGGCATGACGTAAGCCCTGGCCATACGAGCCAAGCCGCATATCTTTTCAGCGGTTATCGGGTTTTCCTTGTGCGGCATAGAGCTGGAGCCTTCTTGCCCCGCGGATTTGCCCTCGAATATCTCCTGGACTTCAGAGCGCTGGCCGTGTCTGACTTCGAGTGCGAAAGCCTCGCAGATTGAGACAAGGCTTGCCAGTGAATAGGCCCAAGCACCTAGCGAGTCTCGCATCAGCACTTGGGTAGCGCTATCGGGTACGGCAAGACCCATCTCTTTAGCGACGTCCAGCTCTACACTCCTGGTTACGTGAGCATAGTTGCCCAGCGGTCCCGAGATGTGTGCAGTCTGAACCCCACCACAAGATTGAGCCATGCGGTCGAGCCCCCGATTGACGGCGAACGCAAAGTCTGCAACCCGATAGCCCCATGTTGTTGGTTCTGCTTTTTGCCCGTGCGTGCGACCGCTTCGCTTGGTGTCCTTATATCGAAAGGCGTGCTTTATAAGGGCATCAAGCAACTGGTAGCCTGCATTGCCGATAAGCCAGTTGGCTTCAGTTAGCAGAACCGCCTGTCCCGTCTCGACCACATCAGAGCTGGTCAAGCCGTAATGAAGCCACCGATGCACCTCGCGGTTGTCGGTGTTTTGGCGCCAA